ATTCTTCAGCTTCTCTCAACAATTTCATATTATCGGCTATTGCTTCTTTTTTAGCATACCATTCTTCAGTCCCTTGTTGTAAAAGAGTTAATTCGGTTTGAAGTATAACATCAATTTGGTTTAATTTATTAATTAACTCTTTATAATAATCTATAGTTTCACTTAATGATTTACCGCTTGCTTCATATTCTTTAGTTGACAAATTTATTGCTTGCTCTAAATCTTTAATATTAGTAGTTATGGTTCCCACTGTAGGCTCTAATTCTGTAGTTTTTTCAGTTAACACTCCTGTTTCTTTAGCTAAATCGTGCATAGCTTTATAAAGTTCGCTGGCCGATATTTTCCCATCTTCAGCTAATCTAATTAATTCTGCTAATCCCTCATTGTATGCTTTCCAGTCTGCTTTACGAGTCTCTTCTGCAATTTCACCAAAATAAGCGCCTGCTCCTCCTCCGCCACCTCCTAAAGTATCTGCTAAATCTACAAAGTTGCCTTTTATAGAAGCAATTACTTTTTCAGTTGCATCTTTCATTCCAAATAAATTTGTTTCCCAAGCAGTCGCTAATCCCGCAATAGCGGCGATTACAATAAATATAGGATTTGATGATAGAGCTATTAATGAAACGCCCAATTTAGTTACAGCAGGTATTACTGTTGTCATTATTGTTATTGCTAATTTCCTGAAATATAAATCTGCCAAAATCAAGAGTCCTCCTGCCACTGTAAATACTGAAAGAGCAGCAGCTAACTTAACCAAAGTAGCAGTCAATTTTGGATTCTCTTCTATCCAGTTTATTACATCATTTACTACTTTCCCAATAAAAACTACTATATTTTGAACTACTGGAATAAGTTTATCTCCAATAGTAACTGCTATAACTCCAAAACTCTTTTTTAATTGGTCTATTTTGAATCCTAATGTTTTAGATTGCTTGGTAAAAGCTTCTTGGCTAAGTCCTGCAGAATCAAGCATTAAATTATAATCTTTAGTGTAACCTTCTAAGTCCCCCATTGCTGATATAATGCCTTTTAATCCCCTGATATTAGGAAACATTTGAGCCAGCTGTTCAGCAGTAGCATCTTTAAGCTTATTCATTACTCCTATTAATCCTTCAGTCCGCAAAGTATTAGTTTCTAAAGCTACACCAAACTTTTTAGCAGCTTCTTTTGCTTCATCTGTAGGTTTTAAAAATGCTATCATTACTCCATTAACTGCAGTCATTGCTTCATCTGTCCTAATTCCAGCACGAGTTATAGTAGCAATTGAAGCACCTAATTCTACAAAACTCAATCCAGTTTTTGCGGCAGTAGCGGCAACTTTTCCAATAGCTGGGGCTAATTCTGCAAATGTAGTCTTTCCTCTCTTAACAATAGCAAACAATTTATCTGAAACGTCTCCAGCTTGCTCTGCAGACATCCCATAAGAATTGAGAATAGTAGTAATAGCATCAGCGGCAACTCCTGTATCAGTAATTCCAGCAGTAGCGGCTTTAGCGGCTTCGGCTAAAACACCCAAAGCTTTTTCTGGAGCAATCGAAGCGGACAAAATATCATACAAACCTTTGGATAAAGTATCAGTTCCCTCTCCAAAAGCCGCAGACATAGCTAACAATTCTTTTTTGTATTTCGGCATAATACTCATTGCCGATTCATCTAACATAGTTGAAACTTGAGCTAACTCTTTCTCAAACTTTATAGCACTTTTAACCGTTAGAGCAAAAGCTGCGGTTGCTGCTGCTCCAACTAAAGCCATAGTCGTGCCTATGGTTTTTAGCTGAGCCTGCATCTGTGCTGTTGATGCTTGTACTTGAGCTTTAGCCCCTTGAAGTCCAGCTGTTAATGGCGCTGTGTTTGCTCCTATATTGACCCAAGCTTCTCCTAATGGAGTTACTGCCATATTACATCACCTTTAATATTTACTTGGTACAGTTAGTCCTAATTTCCTTGCTTGTTCCACTAAAATCTTATTATCAGTTTCCTTATTAGGAAATTCTTGTCCTCTTCTTAACTCTTCTCCTCCGTGAGTCATCCTCTCTATTACCACAATATTTTTAAGGTATTTTTGAAACTGATAAGTACTAAGATTATTAATCTGTTCAGGTCCCAGAGAGGGATAGTATCGAGAGAGTAATGCAAATGCGACATCCCAAGTTACTGCTTCTTTTTCTTTATCTCTGGAAAAGGGGTATCTACTTTGCCACCAAGCTTTGTCAATATTGTGGATACTTCTCCAATGTTTTCAAGGTCAATCATCATATCTACTTCTGCTAATGTTATTTCTTTTTGTTCTTTTTGTAGTGCTTTCCATAGTAAAAAACATACCCCTTCCATTGTACCCATTTCTCTTGTTTCATCTACTGCTGAATCTAATATCTTAGAAATCAATTCTATCCTCTCTCCAGGATTTGCGATAGTATTTTGGACTAACTCAATCTTCTTACTCTTAATATGCTGTCTAAAATCTGCTAAATCTCGAATGGTTAAGACCCCAAGTTTATATTCTATTCCTTTAATATTGACTCTTATTCCACTCTTAGAAATGTCTTCCAATCTGTTTTTCTCTTTATTATTGTCCATCTTTTCTCCTTTTTTTTAGGAATTCCACGCTGTTGTCCTTGTAGTTAAAGTCAATGCTCCTACTCCTTGAAAACTAATGCTTTGAGTTATTAAAGCATCTACTGGAGTAGTTCGGTCAATCCCTGTAACAATAGTATTACCCTGATAGTACTGACAAGGATTTCCTGTGCTTGGAGAATCTACATAATTCAAGAAAAATCTTACTTTTATAACTTCTCCTAACCAATTATTTATAGCATCACCAACTGTTACAAAAAATTTATCTGATGATGCCGTCCAATCAGTTATACTGGCAATATAAGACCTTCCACCTGAAGAAGTATCAAAAGCTGTAGTGTCGAGCAAGCCCATTTTATAGTTAATTGTCCAGTTATAAAAACCAGCCTCTTCATATCCAGGCTCTGCTTCTAGAAATGTTATTTCTCCTGCATCAGTATCTCCTTCTCCAGTTGAAGAGGTCACTGCTTCCTCTACTGTAATAGTTCCTGATGACACTGCACTAATGGTAAACTTTCTATTATTTGCTACAGTATCTGCCCCTGATACATTTATTATCATTGAACTTTTATATCCTTCAGTTTCAAAATCTATCAGTCCAGTAGAACCTACTCCTCCACCAGTTGAAGATGTTATGGTTTTATCCCCAGAACTAAATATAATAGTATCGGCAACTACAGTGTTGGTCAATTCTTCATTCCAATAGACAGCTCCATTCACTCCTGATATTACTGCCATATAAAATCACCTCTTATTTTTCTTATTAAGTGCTAGCACTTAATGCTCCTGTCCCTTGAAAAGTATAACTTTGAGTAACTAACCCATCTACACTTGTCACTATATCCATTGCAGTTATAATGATATTCCCCGTCCATCCGCTATCCGCACCTGTAGAAGTTAACAATTTTATACTTCCATTAGCCCCTGGAACTGCAGTATTACCAGTTGCATAAAATCCTTCAAAAGAACCACTCCAATCTGTAAATCCACTAACAAAAGACCTACCTCCTGAAGAATCATCAAAGTTAGTACTGTCATACAAATCCGCTTTTCGGTTAAGTGTCCAACTCTTAATATAAGTCTGAGCACCTGAAAAATTTACACTTCCATATCTTCCGCTAATAACTGACATCTTAACATTCACCTCTCATTTTCTTTTATATTTCATCTCCTACAGGCATTATAGTATATTGCTGTAATCCCATAGGATTTCTATCCTCTAGAGGTACATTGTGATATACCCCTTTTTGAGGAACTTTCTTTCTAGCATTAGGAAAATTCCCTTCTTGTTTTGTTTTTAAAACAAAAGATTCTTTAGTATTCTTAATTTTGATTCCTTTCCCAATTGCTACTCCTACCCAAAACTCAACTGAACCTTTTTCATTTTGATAAGATTCCCCTCCAGCATCAGGTCTCATATCTACTCCATAGAGGTCAATAGTTTTTGGATTTTGTATAATCGCCGTTGCTAACATGTAAGTGATAACATTCAGGAAAAATCCTATACTATATTCTTCCATAATCTCTAATATTGGTATTTGAGCTGACTTCTTTAACACTTTGAATATTCCTATAGTATAAACAGGAACTTCTAATTTGTTAAGATTTTCTACTAAATCTTCATCATCATCTAACATATTAGAGCGGATATCGTGCCCAAAAAATAATCTATCAACATAATGGTCTCTATATATTGAATTAGAACCCCATATTTCTGTTCCTTCAGGCACTTCATCGGGGCATTGATACCAGCTTGGTCCTTGTGCTAGAATAATAATCTTATCAAGATTTTTTACAAATTCTAAATCTTTTGCCATTATTACCTCCTTTCTCTTTTTACTATTTTTCTTCCATATTTACTCTATATTGAACTGAGTACTGCCAAACCCCTTCACTTTTGCTCAAATCGCTAAATTCTCGGGTCATTTTAATATGATTATAATTATCATAACTCATTATTGCATCATCATACAAATTCTTTAATTTATCAAATAAATTAGACACATTAACTACACTTGTATTTTCATCATAAATATTAAATTGTACCAAAATATCTTCCATTGTCGAATCAAAAGTCCAATATGGAACATCACTAATCAGAAAAAATATAATATAAGGTCTGTTTGCACTTTGTGGGGCTTCAGTATTATGTAACCCCCCAGTTAAGGCAACATAAAGTGAATCTGCACCTGTGCTTCCTGTAAATTTTGTATATATTGCTTTAAATAAATCTTTTATTCTTAATCAATCCTTTCTTCTAAAATAAGGACAAGAGAATCTTTTTCTAAGTCAAAGTTACACAATCACCACATTCTAATTTGTAAGTGCCAGCCCAAGAGTTCTTAGCGATAGAGCAATTTGTCATTGTAGTCCAATCATTTCCAGTAGTATAATAATTATCTACTCCTGTAGTTTCCCAAACAGAACTAATTGCAATCTTGTAAGGCTCATACCATCTATTATAATAATGATGATAATGAACTTCTTTTTCTTTGACAACTTCAATTATGGAAGTCTTTTTTGCTTCTTCGTCTTTCTCCTGTCTCTCAGCAATTAAATCTAGTCTGCCATTTTTGATATTATCCATATCTTGTCTAAGAATTTTAATTTCTTTGCTTAACTGATTACGGTTCTTTTCTTTTTCCCTTATTTTTTCCAATGTTTGCTTAATTGCTTTTTTAATCAACTCAACCTGTTTCTTCTCTTCTTCTTCTTGGAGTTCTTTTTCGGCTAACTCCACAGCTTGCTTTGCTTTTTCTTGATTCATTTTTTTCTCCTTTAATTTTTTTATTATTTTCTCTTGTCCTTATCATTTTTTACTATGCAATATTTTTGAGTTTGACAATCTTATATTTTGCTGCACATTTTGGTCTATTCCAAAGATACTGTGGCTCTAAATTCAATGTATATGTTTTCTCATCTATGCTCTCTTTCATCCAATAAAATGCAGTTCTGCCTACTCTTTTTAGTAGAGTAGATTCTTTAGCTATTTGAATTTTAATTTTTCTTCCAACTGCTACGCCCATCCAGAATTCAACATTAGCTTTCTCTTCTCTCATATATTCAGATTTATTGCCAAAAGCCATATCTACCCCGAACATTATTATATTTTTGGGTTTCTGTATAATTGCCAATGCTAACATATATGAAATATTGTTAGTAAAATAAGCGATGTCAAATTCCTTAATAACTTCCTCCATAGGATATTGTATATTATTTTTCAATATCTCATACTTACCTAAAGTATATACAGGAAAATCTTTCTCATTAACATCTTGAATTATATTTGATTCCCGATTAAATTGAGTAGCATATAAATCATGCATTATAAAAAGTCTATCTACATCCCTTACTCGATAAATATTATTACAACCCCAGTATTCACTCTTTTCAGGTTTCTCTACTGGGCATCGAGTTAAAGATAATCCTCTACCCAAAATAAAAATATTTATTAATTCCTTTACAAATTCTTTTCCCATTTAAACCTCCTTTCTTATTATTTTGCTCCAAACATTTGTTTTATTATTTTCTTACTTTTTTCGAGTGCGGGTCTGAGATAAGGACGAGGAGCTTGATTATATTTCCTCCCTAATTTATCAGTCCCTACAAAACCTAATTCTACTCTTCTGGCATACTCGAGATTAGTCCCTACTCTCCCTACTAATCCTTGAGGAGTTACTTTTGGCGGCTCATGAGTAATTCTTCCTTTCAATGTCCCTGTTGGAGCGGCAGGCGGATGTCCTGGAGGAGCGGGCGGAGGAACTTGTCCAATGCTTGCCTTTGCCGCTTTCTCTACTAATATACAAGCCTCCTCTAAAATTGCTTTACTCTTTGTAGTAACCAATAATTCAACAACTTTACCATTCCATCTAAACATTTCTACTGCCATTTTTTACTCCTCTCTCTTTACTGATAAAATCATATACTGCCCTTTTTCATCTACATCCGCAAAATCTATAATATCATAATTCTCTTCGTTATATACCATTCTCATCTTAGTAGTGATATTAGAATAATAGTTACAATATACTTTTGCATCTCTTGTCCAAGTAATCTTACCCGCAATTACATGCTCTCCTCGTCCAAATCCTGAAAGCCAGTTTATACGGCAAGGAA